ACCCCAAACAGTGTATCAGTGAAAAGTTTACTGTTAGATTGTATCATGTTGATTGTAGTGCATTAGTTGAACTATTACCAAGATAACCGCTTAGGGTCGGTGCTTTAAAAAAATCTGATGTTAAATTATTAGCTGTTTGCTCACCAGCAGGAAACTGAAATTTAGCCAATGGTGTTTTAGCCAACGAATTTACCTGTTGCACCAGTGTATTTGTACCAGTCTGAAACGTTGTAAGTGTATTTTGGAACTCAGGGCCCTTGAAGAAAGATTTCGCTTTTCCAAACCCTTCCTGTAGTGCCTGAGTTGTTTCAGCACTTGCCAAAGACTTAGTTCTTTCATTAAAACCATCTACTACCGATTGCCAGCTGTTTGTTGAAATCAGATTAGAAGTGCTTGCCACTAAATTATCACCTGCTTCTTTTGCCACGTTAACTACCTTGTTGAGATCAGCACCCTGTATTATCCCTTGAGCATCTGCAAACACGCCCGAAATTCCTGCGCCAATTCCCACTGTTGGAATATTGTTTAGAGCTTTTTTTATGCCACCTGTAATTTCAGCCACTTTGCCTGTGATGTTTAATCCGTTACTGGCAACACTCCCTGGTGCTGCTGTGGTATTCAATGGTAGCGCAGATTCAAATGCCGGGCCTTGATTGGCACCTCGATAAGGTACAAAAGTCTGATTAAATGCTGCACCAAAATTTACCTGACCAGTACTAGAACTACTTCGTAAGATATTTGTAAATGCCTGTGTAAGTTCGCCTTTTGCCAAGTTCATTAAATCAACATTTTTGTTTTTTTCATAACCACGAATTAACTTGAATGCCGCGCCACCCCAGTTATTACCATATCCATCTTGAATCACGTCGTCTAAGACATTTACAATACCGCCGGGGCCTAAAATACTATTGGTGCCACCACCTGCTGGTGTTAACGGGCTTGGCGATTTGTCATATAAAAGATCAGCAAATCCTTTTGCTATTGTGGTTCTGCCGGTAGCATACAAAACAGTTTCGTACGAAATAGTCATAATATTTTCCAAAGTACCTTCTTGACCATTTTGATGTGTTCCATGAGTGAATCCAGTTATGACAGGATTTATAATTGTATATTCTGAGAATCTTTTTTGATGCAAACTGTATATTCTTATGGCCCGTATATAATTATTGGTTCTGTCTCCTATTTTTGGACCGTAACCAAATTTGTTTAACAGTGCTCTACGCCCAGTCTGTTGTTTGTTCGGCTCAAAGTAGACAGGATTAAGATTGCCTGTTGCATCACCGTAATTGTTGTCAGCATCCCTATAATAATACGAATAATAATCAAACCATAATTTTCTAATTATGTCGGCTGAATCGTCATGAAAGCTTATATTAATATCTTCATAACGAACCTTGGTTTGAATAATAGAAGGTCTATTATAGTTGTTATAGGTTTTGGAATCTATCTTGAATCTTGGTAAGTCTGCACTTTTTACTAGCATGCCAGAAACAATTTGACTGTCAGTGGCCAAACTAGTAAATTGTTCATTCAACTCAAAAAATACATGAAACAGCCAGGTATACTTGGGTGATCTTTCAAAATTATTATCAACAAATAGTCTAGCAGCGTGTTGATAATCTTTTACATTGTCACCGCGCTTGATCTGACTCAAGAAACCATCAAAGATATTAGGCATAGGTATCCATTTTTAATTATTTATGTCAAAAAAAAGCCCGGAAATTCCGGGCCTTGTATTTAAGCTTTGAACTTAAACAACACCAGTTATGGTTGCACCCAGTGTTCGTCCTACCAAAGTACCAATACCAGTACCAGTTGGACTTTGTATAGCATTGTCATACATGATACTTAACTGAATAGTAGCTGGTGCGCTTTCACCATATGCCATGTCACCGTAATTTACAGTGCTTAGTAGAGCGCCATACAGCTCCCAAGTTTCTAAAACAGTAGGTTGATTAACACCATTACCACCATCCAACATTTCAAACTTGAGAACAAATTTGTAATCAATACCCGACGCTGCTGAACTTTGTTCTGCAAAATCAAACTGTTTCTGAATCTGTTCACCAACCAGCTTACTGACGTTGCCGCCGGCGTCATCTCTCAATGTAACGTTAACTGCTTCCCAAGTTGGCTTTCCTACTAGGTTTACCTTTGAGTTGTAAACATCAATGGTAAACGGATTCATATTCAAATTGGGACGGCTGATACTTTCGACCTGTTTAGTCATTTCAACTCTATCAGTGCTGACACCAAAATTTTCAAATACCGCCCGGAAGCGATATTTTAATTTTGGCATCAATAAACCTTGTGTGCTGGCACTTTGATTTGTTGCTAAAGGAACTGTAAATTTGTTTAGTGAGGCAATTGCCATTTTTATCTCCTGTTATAGGTATTTACCAAAAATTAGTTGGAATCTATTGGGGCCACCCGGACCCCAATATATACCCATATTATACTCCTGCTGCAATGTCACCTGGGTTCTTAAGTCGAATTGGAATGTAAATAAATTCAACTGCTTTCATTGGTTCAATTGCGATATCAACATATAATTCATTTCTTGCTATACGAGTAGGTGTATTATTTGTATCATCACACACAACAATATAATCGTATACACCACGCTTGGCTACCAAGTCATTGATGGCACCACTGATTATGTTGGCAATCTGATCCCTGGTGATCTTGTCATTTGGTTCAAACAAAAATCCATCGCCTACTCGAGCCAAGATAGTTCTCAAGTAGTTGACCAAACGTGCAACATTGATACGATCCAAGCTGCTGGCGGTTGGGTTACGTGTTTTTTGTCCAAATACCACTAGACCAATACCCGGCAAGTTGGTGATAGGATTGATACGATTTTCGTACAATGTGTCTCGCAGTCCTTGGCGAATGCCATCAAATGTAAACTCGCCGGTTGCAGCATCAATATATCCAATGTTACTTGCGTTATCAACTAGTCCACGTCGTGTGCCTGCTGGTGCAAACCACTGATAACTAACATTATCACTAAAGATAATTGTTCGTAGTGCCATATGACTTGCAGGTACTACAATGCTATTGCCTTGTAAATCAGATGTTTGACCACATGGATAGTAAACTCCTAAAAAAGGACTGGCAGTAGCCAAACCATCACCATTAGTGTTGTTACTGAAGTTAGCAATATCAATTGCATTTGGTTCAAGACGCATTGGTGTATCACCTACCACAAAAGCAGTTTGTGAACGATCATTGTTTAACGCAACCATTTCATCAATTAGCTCAGGATATCCTGGTGCTGCAATCAGATTAAACTGAAACTGATCTTCGCGCACTTCCGTATTGGCGATCACTGCTGCTTGCATTGCCGCAGTTACCATACGACGCTGTGCCTGTCTACCCATGTAAGGACTACCGTTGTCTTTCAATCCACTTGCTGTTTGCCATGTGTCCTTGACTGTAGGCAATGAACTTGATGCACCTGGCACCGCTGGTAGGTCAGGATATGATGCAGCATAAAACTTGTTGCTTATAAATTGTTTTACATTAAAACCACTGCGTCTTGTATTAAACAGCAACATACCACGTGGATACAGCCTATAGTCAGGTGCGTCTTGGTCAATATAATTGCTTGCTAGCAAGTCTGTAATAGATGGTAACGACCCAGTGATAACATCAGTTGTGCCATCGGTATCCCACCGTGCATCAGCAAACAAAATACCATTTTGCCCAACTTGATCTGTGTTATCAATCAAGATCCATTCTGCTCCATCATAACGATAAATGACAGGATAATTTTCTAAATCTGCTGTATTTAACCATAAATCACCAGCTACCAATGCAGTTACACCGTCGCTTTGAAACTCTGGTTCGCTGGCGCTGACAATAACGCCTTCAGAATCTGTGTTTGCTAGTGCATAACCTCTGGCATCTGTTTTATCGGTCCAATAGCTATTACGATAGCCTTTCCATCCTCCGATATCATTGATCATAATATCTACACTAGCCGGATCACTATAGTACCATAGTGTACCGTCGGCAGGTGCCTGATAAGGTTCTGTTGTACTATAAGTATAGGTCAGCGATTCCCAATTAGTTAACGCCAATGTAGTACCGTATGCAATTGTTCCAGTAGTGTTGCTTGTAAATCCAGCATCAGCAGTAGGAGTTCCAGTATCATCTGTCAAATAGATATCACCGCCATAAATGTGGGTAAATGTAATCACCCCGTTTGTAACACTGACATTCAATTCTGGAATATTTTCAGCTAAAATATCACTAACAAAACTTGCTGGTGTAGTACCAGACAATGTAATTGTGTATTCGTTAATATTTGCTGACCCAATTTCTGTAACACCAATCACAATAACATCTGACGCAGTAAACGGATTGGCAGCCAGAGCAGATCCACTCACAACAGTTTGACCAGTTACTCTACGACGGAATGGTTTGAATGCGTCCGAATCATCTCTAAGAGGATCCCATGCAATCCACACTGTTCCTGCCACTATGCCATTACCGCCACCTGCTGGGTCAATACCAAATAATGCATCTTCGGCTCTATTATAGAACTCAGTGGCTAATGTAGCAAAAGTTTCAGTGGTGCTGCTGTAACGTTTAATAACAACATCTGCACCACTACCAGTTGCTCCAACTTTCATAAACACACTGCCACTTGGTCGAGGTACCGTGTCTGTGCTACGCCAACTTGGAATCTCAGCAAAAGTACCAAAGTACAACAAAGGATTTGCATATGTGCTACCACTTGTGCCTAATCCTAGGCTGGCCATTGGAGTACCAGAAGCATTGGATATTGTGATCTTACCATCGGCTGTAGCGCCATCGCTGGCAGAAGTATCTGTAGCATAAATTTCCAATCTTGAATCAATATATGCCGCGGTTACACCAGTAATGGCTGCACTGTTAATTGCACTTACAACTTGAGCAATAGTTCTTGCCGATCCGGTGTTACCAACTGTTACGCTGGTTCCATTGATTGTCAATGCAGCCGCAGGGCTACTAGCATCTATTGCAGTTGTTGCACTTGTGGCAAATGTAACTGAACCTCTGATAGTAGCCCAACTGTTTTTCCAGTCGCTGGTACCAATTCTCACCCAAGTGTTGCTTCTATTTTTGTAAAAAAGAATTGCATTGCTGCCTGTACCAAAACTTACAGCGTAACTACCAATTTGTCCTATATCGCTGTCAGGTACAAAAATGCCACCACTTAGTGTCTGGTCGTCTGTGTTCGTAACAAGAATAGGTGTTTTTAAATTAAATTCGCTGGTAATAGCATCCCATTCATTTATGCCCCACACACTTTCTGTCAAATCCATCCAGTGTGTGCCATCTGCAACAGCACCAGTAGGGCGAACAGTTGTGCCTTCTAGCGCATCTAAATCTACATCTGCTCTAATAGCAAAAATTCTATTTACGTTGCCTAAAATACTGTAAGCTGTCATCAAGCCGTATTCGTTACGTTCGTCGCCGTGCAACGGAGTTCCCGCTGCGCTTTGTTTAAAGCTAGGATATCCCATGCTAGCAATTAATTCTCTTTGACTACTGTATGTAAGTAGCTTGCCTGCTCGAGCAGCGGTAGTGTCAGTGGCAGAACCACCTGATGGATTGGTTTTATCCTGTGCAGTTGCCATTATGATTAGGGGTACTGTTCCTACTGCGCCAGGAACATATTGACTTTCGTCGGTTACGGTTATTTCTAAACCTGGGGATACTAGTGCCATGTTTTCATCCTTTAACAAAACATTTGCAAGTATTTATTAAAAGCTTATTATTTTGGGCAGATACAAGGTGCCTTTAAAAGGTTTTGCTATAAATAACTTTATGCAAAGACCTTTATGTGCTAAATGTCAAGGCAATCCTGCTGCGGTCAATTACAAATTGGGTGCAAAAACCTACTACAGAAAGACCTGTGCCAGCTGTGCCAGAAAAGGCCGCAGGGTGAAAGAAATGCCGGCTTGGACCAAAACTGGTTATAAGAAAAAAATGACGTGCGAACGATGCAATTTTGCAGCATCTACTCCGCATCAAATATTTGTGTTCTATATTGACGGCAACTTGAAAAACAATACTTGGACTAACCTGCGGTGTGTCTGTGCCAACTGCAGAATAGAGTTAAATAACACAAAAACTACTTGGCGTGAAAGTGTGCTAGTAGCAGATAATTAACTTGTTGATACAAGTTTTCAACAGATCCGTTGTTGTCAATTTCGTAGTTGAAAGTTTGTCCTATCCAAGCCCACTCTGAGTGATGTACATGCGGAAATCGCTGCGGCATAAGCTGACCAGCATCCTCTAATAACCATTGACGATCTTCGTGTGTGGTATTTTCTTGAAGGGCACATTCGTACCATTCAGGTAACGATCCTCGGTTGACCAATACACATATTCCACCATGTTTTCTGATTGCAGCTATTTCGTTAGGAAAACGCACATCGCTAATGACTATATCTTCTGTGGTTTTACGCAATCTATTCTCAAGACTTGCTATCCAAATATCATTATGAAATGCTCTGCGGCAAACTTCTGTACCCCATAGCTGAAGCATATATCTGGGTGTGAGTCGGGGCATATCTAATCGTCGCGCCCACCAAGGATCAACTTGTTCGCGCCATTCTCTTGCTTCAGGAGTAAGCCCTTCTAGTAGTTCTCTGTCCCACCCAAAAACTTGTGCCACTGCATCCTTGAGTGTCCCAGCAAAACTGTCTCTAACGAACCCATGCTTGGCAACCAAATAGTTAGCTACTGTATCTTTGCCGGATCCTATAAATCCTGTAATTCCAATAATCATAAAAAATGCCCCCTAAGGAGCATTTTATAATTTATGTTTACAAAAGTCAAACACCGTATTTGTTCGTTTTCTTGCAGGCAACCGGGCTGGATTTGTTAATAGTTGGTCCTTCTTGACTACGTATATCTCCGCCATTGATATCTTCATAATTGGCATGTACTTTTTTGTAGGCCAGCTTGAGCATGTCCTGTTCTTCTTTAGTGTATGGTGCTGTAGCTTTCCACTTGCCTATCCACGATTCCTCGTCAACTTGGGGCATGATTTTACCGTCTGTGGCTGCCAATGCTAGGCCTAATCTGTACAAGGTGTAATCACTGTTCCATTTCTTGCCGTCAGTAAATCTATTTAAACCACGCATGGCAAATCTTTGACGTTTTTTTAATTCGCCTTTGGATTCTGCAATAATGTCTCGTATTTTCATCAGCCGATCACCCATGTCATTGGATAGGATCCATCCACATAATCTTTTAGTTCTTGTTCTAATTTTTCCATTTCGGCCACTGCTTCACCTTTAAGGGTCGCGCCGTTTAACTGCGTACCGCCTTGAGGGCCGGCAATCGAAGCAAATTTTTCTCTAGCTTCGCCAACAATGCGCTTGGCAAAGCTGTAAGCATATTCTTGTATCCACGGAAAAGCTTGGTAGTCATTTAGTAACATGCTGTCAGGCTTGTAATTGTACAAATGCAGTAATACATCTTCGAACCCATTTGGGTCAGCATTTACACCTGCAAACGGTATCTTACGAATAAGAGTTAATTTTTTTGTGGTTTTGTTGAATGTAAAATTCAAATAACCGCCAAACATACGCATGGCTAATTTTTGATAATCAACAAATAATTCGTAATTTAACAATCCGCCCACACGTCCTGCTACCAGCATGTATGTATTAAGGTAACCGCTAGCAAACGGTTCAAATTGACTAGCGGTGGTACCTGATACTGATCCAATACCCCTACGATATGCAGCACGAACTTCCATGACTACATCAGGTAGTATGATTTCTTGTGTTTCTGGAAACAGTTTTAGAAATGCGTAACTTTCTTCTTGACTGTTGCTGGCACGTTGGCGGTACTTGATTAACGCCTGATTGATAGCCATTTCATAATGCTCTTTATCTAACTCAACATCAACAATGCCGTCGCCTAGACGCATGCGTATGTAATCAGTGATGTCGGATCGACGCTTGTTAAGACTGTCTAGCCACTGAGCATTTTCGTCGTATTCAATATGTCCAGTACCGGACCCGGTATTGGCCTGATAGAGGCTGTCAGTTTTAAGATTACCGTTGGCATGAAAATAGGTAGTATCAGCTACAATATTGCCAGTAAAGGGATTTGACATCTATTATTCCTGTAGTTCATGTATTTATTGAACTCGCAATAGAATCATGTCCAAATTCATACGCCCGTTACCTACTGTTTCAGTTGCTTTGATTTCGTCCAAAAACTTACGTAATTGAACTTTGCTGGCTCTTGCAAATTCCTTGAGTTTTTCTTCTGGCTTGCGTAGAGTTTTGCCTACAGATTTGACTTCATCAAATCCGGTTAAACTTGTGCCCTTGACGCCCAATGGGCCATGCAGACTGTCTGCAATGTACTTGTAAAGCTTGCGAGTTTTGGTATTATAAGCCCAAAGTTCTTGTGCCCCAATGATGTCTACAGGATTAACGCTAACCAATTTGAGTGTTTTTTCTTCTCGTAGATATTTTAGCTTGCTAACAACTTTTTCTTTGTTTGGTGCCCGTTTGACTCGAGCTTTTTTAGTAGCTTTTTTAACTTGACGATACTGATCTACTGCTGTCTGTATTGCATCTAAAAATGCAATATGTCGTTTAAAATCAGCTGCACGATAATGGCGGTACGCTTCTACATACTGTTCGTCCATTCGGTCCATGGCTGCGGTCAAGTACATTCGTATAGTATCTACATAATCCTCAAATTTTCCAAGTTGGCTTTGAGGAACGCTGTTAGCAACAAAGTAATCATACGCTTTAGGTTCAATTGAACTGCCGGCAACAACTTCGTCATACAAGCCCTCAAAGTGAGCAAGATGCTCACTGGTTTTTTCGTTTAATCGGTCTTGAATGGTGGGTGCTAGGACTACTACCGCAGGCTCTGCGGATTTTGTACCTGTTGCAGTTTCTGCAGGTTCAGAATCTGCTGCTGCAATAGCATTGGCTATCTGTGTTTTAAAATAAGTTAATTCTTTTTCTCGGAACGGCATACCTTGCAAACTGGCCATAAGCAAACTGTAAGCTGTCATTGACAATGCACGATCCGAACTACGAATAAATGCAGAGACATCGGCTTTTGAATACTTGTTGTCTTGCATCCACTTTACTGCATGCTTTTTTAGATCCTTTTGGGTATAAAAGTAATTGTAATAAAAAAAACTTTTACGCAAAAAGTGATCAAATTCCGCTTGCGGCATCTTTAACGCACGTTCAGTGTCCCATACTGGTTCGACGCCTGTGTATTTTTCGTCTGTAAACAGTGGGTCTCTAGTTTTTTTGGGTACTCGTTTGGGTGCTTTAACGCTTTGAGCTGTTGTCATAATTGAACTCCTTGTTAACGCAAAATAGTATTATACTATTCTTCGGGTTTTTGGTCAAGCAGTGTTGCAAACATGAGCCAGGATTGCAATTCTTGCAACTCTTGTTGTACTTTTGCTAACTGTTCGTCATACTTTACACTATGCCCAAAACGGCGTCTATCTACATCAGCTTGGCTTAATTCTGTAATACTTTGTATTACATTTTTATACATTCGTTCTAGCTGCCGCTTGTGTTGCAAATTGTACAATGCCCACAAGGAACGCTTGATTTGTGTTTCAATTGCGTCCCAATCTTGCATTGAATTAAATTGACTCATAGTGTTATTATATGCTATATCCTAATTTATGTCAAAGTGGATGCCCGCTAAATATAAAATAACAGGATACAATTGTGCCAAGATTATCACTTTGGAAAGACGGGCGTCATAGCAACGACTACAAATTTTTTGACCGCAGAATAAGCGAAATGTTTACTCTAGGTGGCACCGGTATTTTGGTTCACAAATATCTTGGCACCAACGAACAAAACACAGTAAAAACAACTTCAGTGTCGCAAGCCGCAGTAGGGCCAACACTAAATTTTAGTACTACAGGTGATGTCCTATTAGGAAACTTTGTTGTAGGTGCTGGAATTGCGGCCAATGCTACAGTCATTGCAAAAACTGCAAACACAATTACTTTAAGTGCCAACACCACAACTGCACTTGCCGGTAATAGCACTGTGAAATTCTATGAAAATGCCAGCAAGCCCAGTTATATTAATCAGAGCGCGCAAAATATTCAAGACTTGTTTTTCCTAGAAAACCGAGACAGAAAGTACGATACAGATGTATATGCCATACGTGGTGTATATCAAGTACAAGATGTTACCTTTGATTTAAGTCAATTTGGCATGTTTTTGCAAACCGGCACACTTTTTATGGTTTTTCACATCAACGACATGATTGAAACTATTGGTCGTAAACTCATGCCAGGCGATGTTATCGAACTCATGCATCTCAAAGATTACAATCCGTTAGATGACAGTTTGCCGGTGGCACTTAAAAGATTCTATGTAATTAGTGATTGCAATAATGCCAGCGAAGGTTTTAGCCCAACTTGGTGGCCGCACCTGTGGCGTTGCAAGATCAATCCGCTAACAGACAGTCAAGAGTACAAAGACATACTGAATCAAATAAAGGTTGATACTGATGCGTTTACAGGCAATGCCGGAAACGTGACACTGGGTTCAGTATCAAGCATTATCAACAAATATATTGAAATTAACGATGCAATTATAAGAGAAGCCGAAACTAATGTTCCATTTTCTGGTTACGACATCGATCACATCTATATTAAACCTGCTGATCCTAATTTAGGACCTGGAGATCCAGTGGGTGTTACTGCCGACAATGGATCAGTAACCGCCGATCAAATAGCAGTAGATTCAGATTCTGGAGTGGCCAGCCCTGATGCCACTGTAAAAGGCTATCTCACAGGCGACGGCCGAACACCAAATGGTTTACCAGTGACATCTGGTATAGCTTTTCCAGGTAGTCCTCGCATTGGCGATTATGCCCTAAGAACCGATTACTTGCCCAATAGACTGTTTAGATGGGACGGCCGTCGTTGGGTCAAAATTGAAGACAATGTAAGAACAACACTGACTCATGGAAGCAGCAGTCAAACCTTACGTAGTGGCTTTATAAACAACACAAATACATACACAAATAACACTGGCGAAGTTACTGAGCGGCAGAGTCTAAGTCAGGCACTCAAACCAAAGGCAGATAATTAATGGCACAGCAGTTTTTTTACGACGCACAGATAAGACGATTCTTGATACAGTTTATGAGGATCGTTAGTAACTTTGAAGTTGAGTTTGGCAAGGATCGGGACGGTACGAGAACGTTACAACGAGTGCCTGTATACTACGGAGACCCTAGTAGACAAGCTGCTGCTAAAA